GACCAGTTCACATTGTGCGCACTTGAAACAAGAAGGGAACCGCCCGACATTCGCCCCATGACAGAAGCACAGGAGAAGAAGCTGGCCCAGCGCATCGCAGAATACGCGGGATACATGGACTTGACGCCCGGCATGGAGTCGATGATTTGGACCTTGGCGTGCGTGGAGGTGGAGGAACACCAGCTGCAGGAGTTCGTCGATATTCACGGCACCTGCTACCAAGTGGTGGGCAAGTCGGGCGACACCTACAGCCGGGCCCGCCCAGAGTGGCAGCAGCTGAAGGAAGCGCGGATGCGCAAGCAGGCCCTCATCGCCCGCATCGAGAATAAGATGCAGGGCGTGGCGGAGGAGCCGACCGACGTGGAGACCTACTTCGGGTGACCGACTACCACTACGACGCAGCGGCCGCAGATCGTGCGGTGAACTTCATCGAGCGCTTCTGCACCCACGTCAAGGGCGAGCTGGGCGGCAAGCCGTTCCTGCTCGAGCCCTGGCAAAAGGACGACATCATCCGCCCTTTGTTTGGGTGGAAGCGGCCCGACGGCCGACGCAAGTACCGCACCTGCTACGTCGAGATACCGCGGAAGAACGGCAAGTCGAACCTCTCGGCAGCTATCGCACTGTACATGCTGTTCAGCGACGGCGAGCCAGGTGCCGAGGTTATCTCGGCTGCTGGGGACAGGCAGCAGGCCAACATCGTCTTCAGTGTGGCGCAGGAGATGATCCACAACAACCCCGAGCTGCGCAAACGGTGCAAGGTGCTGCGCAACTCGGTGGAGTACAAGTCGAGCTTCTACAAGTCAATCAGCGCGGAGGCATCCACCAAGCACGGGTTCAACTGCCATGCCGTAATCTTCGACGAGCTCCACACGCAGCCCAACCGCGACCTGTGGGATGTCCTGGTGACGTCGACCGGCGCCCGCACCCAGCCGCTCATCATCGCCCTGACCACAGCGGGCCACGACCGGAACTCCATCTGCTGGGAAGTGCACGAGTACGCTCGCCAAGTGAAGGCCGGCACGCTGGTGGACGAGACGTTCCTGCCGGTGCTGTATGGCGCGGAGCCCGACGACGACTGGACGCAGGAGGCGACCTGGCAGAAAGCCAACCCGGGCTATGGCAGCATCTGCCGCAAGGAGTACTTCGAGCAGGAGGTGCAGAAAGCGAAGAACGTACCCAGCTACCTCAACACGTTCCTGCGGCTGAACCTCAACGTATGGACGACGGCTGAGACCGCGTGGATCCCCGACGACATCTTCATGCGCGGTGCCGACCCGCTCCCGCCCGACGAGGTTCTGCGCGGGCTCCCCTGCTGGGGCGGCCTCGACCTGGCCTCCACCACCGACCTCACGGCGTTCGCGCTCTTGTTCCGCGACGACGAGGCGGACTGCTTCTACCTCAAAGTTCACCAGTTTGTCAACCAGGACAAGGCCGAAAGCAAGAAGCTGAGCGCGGGCATCGACTACATGCGCTACGCGAAAGAGGGCCACATCACCGTGACGCCCGGCAACGTCACCGACTTCCGCATCGTGAAAGAGCACATCCTCGAAGCGGCCGCCAAGTACGACCTGCGCTCCATCGGATACGACCCGCGATTCTCGACCTACATCGTCAGTGAGCTTATCAGCGAGGACGTCGACATGCGGCCGATGGCGCAGAACATCACCACCATGAACGGGCCTACCAAGGAGTTCGAGATGCAGGTGATGCAGGGAAACATCGTGCACGGCGGCAACGAGGTGCTGCGCTGGCAGATGGGATGCGCGGTGGTGTACACCGACGTCAACGAGAACAAGCGCGTGACCAAGGAACGCAGCGAGACCAAGAAGGTAGACGGCATCATCGCCTCCATCATTGCCATGAACGAGTACAGCCACTTCCGCACGAGCGGCAGCGGCGAGGAGTTCTGGGGCGTTATTTCGCTTTGAGTACTTTTGACGCACATGGCTACTATCCTCGAGCGCCTCGGCATCCAAAAGCGGGCCCGTGTGGGCAAGTTCGACAGCGCCACCATTGCGCGTGAGCTGGGCGTGTTCATGAACACCGGCTCGGGCGTCACCGTCACCGAGCAGGGCGCCCTTGCGCTCTCTACCGTCTACGCGTGCATCTACCGGATATCGTCGACCTGTGCGTCACTCGCCCTCAACATCTACCAACGCAGCGGGCGCGAGGTGACCTTGGCCGAAAGCCATCCGGCATTTGACCTGTGCCGGTACGAGCCCAACGGCTACCAGACGGCCTACGAGTTCTGGGAGGCGCTCTACACCCAAGCGCTCATGTACGGCGTAGGCTACGCCATGATCACCCGCGACAACCGCGGCGACGCCACCCAGCTCGACATCCTACACTACTACGACGTCGAGCCGAAGATTATCGCAGGCGAGAAGGTGTACGTCGTCAAGGACCTCGGCATCGTGCGCCCCGAGAACATGCTCGAGCTGGCCAACCATGGCCGCATGAGCCCGCTCCGTATGCACCGCGAGAACCTCGGCTTGGCGAAGGCGGTGCAGGACTATGGCGCCGACTACTTCGGCAACGGTGCACGGCCGACCGGCATCCTCGCTCCTGAGCAGCCGATGAAGGCGGAGCAGCTCGCCCAGCTGGCGAAGTCGTGGAAGGAGAGCAGCGACGCGGGCGTGAAGTTGCTGTCGTACGGCATGAAGTACCAGGCGCTCACCATTCCGCCCGACGAGGCGCAGTTCATCGAGACGCGCAAGTTTCAGGCGGAGGAGATTTGCCGCATCTTCAGTGTGCCGCCCGACCTGGTGCAGGTGCCGGGGCAGTCGACATTCAACAACGTCGAGCAGCAGTCCATCCAATTCGCTCGCCACACTATCACGCCCTGGGCGGTACGGCTGCAGCAAGAGGTAGACCGCAAGCTCATCCAAAGCTTCCAACGCCCGCAGATCTACAGCCGCCACGACATGACTGACCTGTACCGCGGCGACATGGCAGCCCGCGCTAACTTCTACACCCAGATGCTGCAGGCCGGCGTGGTCTCCATCAACGAGGTGCGGATGAAGGAGGACATGAACCCGGTGACCGGCGGCGACGTGCACACGGTGCAGGTGAACCAGATTGCCCTCGAGTACTTTGGGCAGTATAGCGAAAAGCTCGCCCACGAAAGCAGCGAGACAGCTGCGCACGAGGGCAGCGAATCGAGCGCCATGGAAGCGAACGAATACAACGGAAACAATGACACAGACAACGACAACGCCTGAGGCGCCCGAGCAGGTGCGCTCGCAGTACGGCGAGGCGGTGGAGCTGCGCGTCAGCGAGGTGCGTGCCGCCTCCGACGACACCCTCACCGTCAGCGGCTACGCGGCCGTATTTGACGACATCACCGACATCGGCTACTTCAAGGAGCGGATCGCCCGCGGAGCATTCGAGGGCGTCATGCAGGACGACGTGCGGCTGCTCATCAACCACACCGGCGTGCCGCTGGCGCGGACCACGAACGGCACCCTCGACCTCGAGGTGGACGACACCGGCCTGCGCTACACCGCGCGGCTGGCTGACACCACCGAAGGCCGCGACCTGTACAAGCTCATCAAGCGCGGCGACATCTCGCAGAGCTCCTTCGCATTCACGATTGCGGATGAGGACTGGGACCGCAAGGCCAACCTGCGGACCATCACCCGCATGGGCGCTTTGCTTGACGTCAGCCCGGTGACCTACCCTGCTTACCCGACCACGACGGTGGCGGCCCGCGCTAAGGCGGCCGGCCCAGAGGACGAGGTGGTCGAAGAAATCCTCGAAGCCATTGACGCACCCGTAGAGGCTGCGCAGGCCGAGCCAGAAGTACGAAATACCCCTATCTCACCAGTGCATAAATTAGCACCCAATAAACCCACCCACACCATGAACTTGAACGAGTTGAAGGCGCTCCGCGCCAAGAACTACGAGGAGCACGTCGCCCTCGTTGAAGGTACCGACCGTGACGGTCGTTTGATGACTGAAGCAGAAGAGCAGCGCGCCGCGTGGCTCGTCGGTGAAGTCGAGGCATTGGACAAGAAAATCAAGCACCGCGCAGATCACGAGGCCATGGTGGCACGGATGGTCGGCGGCGAAGCTGTGAGCAAAGGCGAGCAGCGCGAAGTCGAGCGCGTGAACGGTCAGTTCTCTCTGAGCCGGGCTATCATGCAGGCAGCGAACGGCCGCTCCTTGGAGGGCGCCGAGGCGGAGTGGGCGCAGGAGGCACAGCGCGAGATGCGGTCCCAAGGCTTGCAGGCAGTTGGCCAGGTGGCTATCCCCACCAAAGCTCTGTACCGCGCTTCTGCTGACAACTTCACGGCCGGCGCTTACGGCGCTACGACGGACGGTGCAGCATTCGTATCGGTCGGCGTTGGCGCAGCTATCGAAGCACTGCGCGCTCCCTCTGTCATCGAGCGTTTGGGCACGACGGTGATCCAAGGCGCAACGGGCAACTTGAAGTTCCCGCGCGTATCTGTGCCGGCAGTCGGCACGGCAGAGACGGAGGTTGCAGCGAACGACGCCTCGACGCTCGAGTTGGACGAGGTAACGCTGTCTCCTCAGCGCGTATCTGCGAAGACCACCTACTCGAAGCAGCTCCTGCTTCAGGGCGGCAACGCAGTCGACCTGCTTATCGCGCAGGAATTGCAGAACGCAATGAATGCATTTATCGACACCAAGGCGTTTGACACGCTCGACGGTGCCACGATGAACGACCTGACCACGGCGGGCGCCACCAACACGGTGATGAACGCAGCCCTCGCAGTGGCGATGGAGGCGGCTGTCCTTGCAGACGGCGCCGACTTGAGCAACTGCTTCTACGTCATGAGCCCGTACGCGTACCAGTTGGCCAAGAACCAGGCGCAGGTGTCTAACGTTTCGGCGTTGTTCGACCTGGTGTCTGGCACCTTCAACGGATACCGCGCCATCGCAACTCCGTACCTCACGGACGCGACGGCCGGATCCGTCGGTCAGATGCTGTTCGGTAACTTCCAACAGGGCGCTATCCTCGCCTACTTCGGAGGTATCGACTTGCTCGTCGACCCGTACAGCGCAGCTGGCAACGCGCAAATCGTCCTGCACGTGAACCGCTTCTTCGACTTCGACACCCGCCAGCCGAACGCGCTCGCGAAGTGCAACGACGTCGCGGCATCTTAAGGATAGCTAACACGATATCAAAGGCCCGGGGCACTCCCCCGGGCTTTTGTATTTTCGGCCCATGATGACAGTGACCATCACCAGCGCGCCAGTGCTCAACGACATCGTGACGGTGGCGGCGCTTAAGGAGTTCCTCCGCGTGGACCACGCCGACGAGGACACGTACATCACCGCCCTGCGGCAGGTGGCCATCACCTACGTCGAGGCGATGACGGACACGCGCCTGGGCGACGTGACGGCGGTGGGCTACATGGACAGCTTCTACCCGACCCGCATCCCCATCGGGCCGGTGGCCTCCATCAGCAGTGTGACCTACCTGTCGACGGCCAACACGCTCCTGACCTTGGATGCCTCGAAATACTACTACGATCTTCAAACGAAACCCGCCAGGCTGCAGTGGGTGAGCCCGCCCGACCTGTACACCGACGCGCTCAACAGGGTGCGCGTGAACATGACGGTGGGCTACGCCGAGGCTGACATCCCGACGCCGCTGCTGCAGGCGGTGCGCCTCATCGTTGGGCACCTGTACGAGAACCGGGTCGAGGAGGTTACGGGCACAATTACCACGCGGCTGAAGCTGGGCATCGACGCCCTGGTCAGCCCCTACCGGGTGCTGCAATGAAGTTCGGCCGGATGGACTCCCGCATCGTCATCGAGCGGGCGACCTTGACGACGAACGCGTACGGCGAGCGGGCGCAGGCATGGACCACGCTGGCGACCGTGTGGGCCGACGTCATCTTCCGCGAGGGTTCCGGCAACGAGGCGATACAGAGCTTGCAGCTTATGAGCAAGCAGCCGGTGCACTTCATCATCCGCTACTCGACGACGGTGGCGGCGGTGACCCCGAAGGACCGGGTGACCTACAACTCGAAAGTGTACAACATCGAGGCCATCCAAGAGATAGGGAGAAACGAGGGCCTGCGCCTCACTTGCACGATACGGGAATGATTTACTGGCAGCTCGAGCAGAACGTCTTTAAGAAGTTGGAGCGCGCGGCACAGTTCGGCGCTATCAACGAGAAAGACGTGCGCCGACGGTATCGCAAGGTGGCGCAGATATTCGTGCGCAAGGCCAAGGGCATGATAAAGCCGTACAAGCGCGACATCGTGGTGCGGCCGAACAAGGACGCCCTGCTCGTCTACCGCGGCCAGCTGCGCGACTCCATGGGCACCTGGTCACCGGACAACAAGTTCCCGACGGTGCTTGCAGGCCCTCGCGTCAACTACCCGATGAAGCGCAAGGTGCCAGCTACTTCCGACGGATGGTTTGCGCACATCGTGGAGGAGGGAGATTTCCCGGAGGAGTTCGGCGGCAAGTCGGCAAGCCACCCCAACTACAAGGTCATCCGTCGTGCGATGGAAGCGACGCAGGCGCAGATGCGCGTGAAGCTGCAGCAGGAGCTAAAACAGGAATTTGAAAAGTACATGCGATGATTGCCGGCAAAGCCATCTACTACCTGCTCACCAACGACGGCCCCATCAGCGCCATCGTGGGCACGCGCGTCTTTCCGGAGATTGCAGACCAGGAGCAAACGAAACCCTACGTCGTCTACAGCATCCGCAGCAACGATCCGAGCGACGTGCAGGCGGCACCGTCTGCTCTCGACACAGCGAGCGTGGAGGTGAACTGCTACGCCCTCAGCTACACGGCAGCCATCGACCTTTCCGATGCGGTGCGCACCTGCCTCGACCGGCGGAGCGGCACCTACTCCGGTGTCAACGTGCAGTCAATTCAGTATATCACCGAGGTGATGGACTTTGAGGAGCCTCAGCGCCTCTACCGCGTGATGAGCGACTACGAGGTTCGCATCGACAGGAGCAACTACACCCTGCCGACCACCTCCGCCATACGGCCCGACCTGTACATCCGCGGTGCGGTGTACGACGAGCCGCGCACCCTGGCACTAACCAACGGCGCGACCTTCACGGTAAACTCGGACGATCACCTGCTCTTTGCCAACTACGCCGCCTCGAGCGGCAACCTCGCTGCAATTCTCTACCTCCCGACCGTGACCGGCAACGAGGGCCGCGAGGTTCGCATTAAGACCGGCAGCAACCTCTCGAACCAGCGCACGCTACTGGTGACCAAGGCACAGGTGGACATGGGCGTCACCATTGACGGCAGCGGCTCGGCCACCATGGACCGCGACTACGACGGCATCACCGTGCACTGCATCGGCGGACAGTGGTACATCACGCAGCGGAAATCCAAGTAAGGCAAACTCCGTACATTCGGGCCATGATAGTGACACTCAAGAAGCCCCTGAAGCTCTACGGCTACGAGTGGGAAACGGGCAAGACCGTCGAGGTATCGATGAAGTTCTACCGCATCCTTGTGGCTGGCGAGTACTGCGACGCCCACCCGGACGACGAGGCCTACAAGAAAGCGGCCA